CGAAAGACGCTCGTCTACGGTTCGCCTTTCGTGGTCAACCGTGACTACGAGGGAGAGATCGCCGAGTACGGCGACACCGTCCGGATCACCTCGATCTCGCGTCCGGCCATCGGTACTTACGTGCCGAACCAGACCGTCATCGCGTTCCCGGAACTCACCGACTCCCAGCGCACCCTGACGATCGACCAGGCGAAGTACTGGTCCTTCTCGGTGGACGATGTCGACGCCCGTCAGGCGCGCGGCAACGTCATGCCGCAGGCTGCGTCGGAGGCCGCGTTCGCGTTGGCCGATGTGATCGACCAGTACATCGCCTCGTTCTACACGGGCGTGCAGTCGGCAAACCAGATCGGTTCGCTGACCGTCAACTCGGCGACAACCCCGACTGACGCCTACGACAAGGTGCTGGTTCCGCTCAAGGTGAAGCTCGACCTCGCCAACGTCCCCACCCAGGGGCGTTACGTCGTGATCCGTCCCGAACTGCACGCGTGCCTTCTGCGTGACCAGCGGTTCGTTGCGAACCCGTCGTCGGACTCTTCGGTCGGCGTCATCCAGAACGGCCACGTCGGTCGCGCGGCCGGGTTCGACATCTCGGTGTCGAACAACGCCCCGAACACCACGGCCAGCGAGTACGTCGCGCAGGCCGGCTCCAACATGGCGATCTCGTTCGCCGAGCAGATCAACAAGGTCGAGGCGCTGCGTCCGCAGTCCTCCTTCTCGGACGCCCTGAAGGGTCTCGCGCTGTACGGCGCGAAGCTCACGCGTCCGGACGCTCTGGCCACCGCCCTCGTCACGGTCTCCTGACCGTCTCACTCTGAAGGAGTAGGAATATGGCACGCGCTGCTCTCGCCTACAGCTTGGCGATTCCCAACAGTTCGATCGCTGACCCGGCCGGTGTTGCCACCGTCGCCGGGGCAGGAAACGGGCTGCAGATCCCGTCCGTCCCGACGCCGCCGCAGGTCGTTCAGTCGCGCCCGGAGAAGACTCTCCTGCGCGTCTCGAACGCGACCGGTGGTTCCGGAACGGTCACCATCAAGGCCGGTTCGCAGCCGCTCGACATCGCGGCGGGCCTCGGTGACCTTGTGGTCACGGTCGGCGCCGGCGCCGTCTCGTGGCTCGGGCCGTTCGAGTCCGGTCGCTTCATCCAGAACGACGGCTCGATGATCGTCGAGTCCTCGGTCGTGATGACTGTGACGGCGTTCCAGATCCCACGGAACACCTGATCAATGTCTGATCAGACCATCATGGTTCGTGGGGAGGGTGGCGCAGTGTTCACGCTGTCGCTGCCCCTCCACGAAGCCATCGAGGACCAACTCCGCAAGGGCACCCTCGTTCGCGTCAACAAGGCCGGCGAAGTCGTCACCGCCGACGCCGACGTTCCCGGCCTGCCGTCACGGTTGCCCGACCCGAAGGCCCCGAAGGCTGAGTGGGTCGGTTGGGCTGTCGCACAGGGATCAACCCCTGACGACGCAACGGCCATGACGAAGGCCGACCTGATCGAGAAGTTCGGCGCTCAGGGCTAAATGCTTCACAACAGCAGGGCCGGGATAGTCCCCGCGATGGTCCCGGTCCTGCCTCCAAACTTCACAGCGAAGGCGGTGCGCCGTGGTGCTTCCTGCATTGGCAACGGCCGCTGACCTGGCAGCCCGCAACATTGTGTTGCCGGCAAACATGGACGCTGGCGTGGTTCTGAATTCAGCGATGGACTCAGTTCGCGATGCCGCCGGTTGCCCGATCGCCCAGACCACCTCCACGGTGACACTGGTCGCCGCGGATGCTTCGTGGCTAGACCTCCCGGCTGGACCAGTGAGTGCCGTGGCCTCGATCATGGCCAGCGACGGCGTGACGCCGATAACTGACTGGACCAAGGTTGGCGATTCGGTTCGTCTTCAAGGCGACTCGTGGCCTCCGGGGACCGCATTCCCCGTCGAGATCATCGTCACCTATACCCACGGCCTCCCGATCGTTCCCGCCGACATCGTCGACCTGGTCTGCCAAGTGGCGGCAATCATGGGCGCGCAGGGCGGCGACCCCGGCACTGGTGGCAAGACGACTGCGGTTCGGCTCGGGGACTTCTCGGAGACCTATTCGATTCCTGCTGGCACCGAAAGCCCATCGCCCGTGGCGCTGCCTGAGTCGGTGAAGAACGCTCTGCGCGCTCGGTTCGGCGTCTCAGCCTCCGTGGTTGGCATGCGGCGTTGAACATCTCGCGCCTCTTCACCCAATCCGTGAGCCTGGAGACCTATCTCGGCTCCGGCCCGTACGGCGACAAGTTCGCTACTGCCGTCAACGTCCCATGCTTCCTGTCGGACATGGAGCGCATCGTCCGCAGCAGCACCGACGAGCAGATCCTGTCGACCACCACGCTCTACGCGGCGCTCTCAACGTCTCCCTCTGTGACCCCGGTGGCCGGACAGTTCTCGGCAGGCTCCCGCGTCACCGCGAACGGTCGCGTCATGTACGTCATCTCGGCCGCACGGAAAGACTCCGCAGGGCCGAGCAGCGCCTTTCATACAGCGGTGCATCTGACATGACCGACTTCGGCATGAGCGGCCTCGAAAAGCACCACGACATCACCCCGTCGTCCATCACTAATCGTTCCGCTTCGGCATTTGAGGAGATCCGACGCACCGCCATCAACGCGTTGCTCGGTGCTGCAGAAGAGATCGTGAAGCCCGCAGCAGTCAAGAAGGCGCCGCTGCTCGTTGATGTTCCGCGCGCCGGTACTGGTCACGGCCCGCATGCGGATCCTGCCAAGTATCAGGGTGGCGCGGAAGGCGAACTCCGAGCGTCAGCTCATGTGGTCGACGAGCGGGAGTCGGATAACCGTGTCGGCGTCGCGTTCGATACGCCGTACGCGTCCCTGCAGCACGAGCGCATGGACTGGAAGCACGAAGTTGGCGAGGCCAAATACCTCGAGAACGCCATGTGGGAGACGCACCGCGAAGTCGTGGAGCACGTCGCCAACAAATGCCGCGAAGTGACGGGCGGCTGACATGGGCTTCCAATCAGACTTCACCGCCGGGATCGCCCAACTGCTTGCCACAGCCAACGTCGCTGTCTGGAATCCGACCGGAACCTACGCGCCGACCGACACCGGGATCATGGTCGAAGTGGTGCCGCCCGCGCCCGACAACGTGGTGATGCTGGCCCATTACGTCGTGCAGGACGACCCGACGCTCTCTGACTCTGTGATCGGTCTCCAGGTCCACACGCGTACAGGCGGACAGGATCCACGGACTACCAGCGACCTTGCTGACGCGGTATTTGACCAACTCCACGGCCTTCACGATCTGACGCTCTCCACGGGCGTCCGCGTAGTCGAGATTGTGCGTCGTTCGGGTGCCTTCATCGGGCAGGACGAACTCCAACGCTGGTCGCGCACAGACAACTACTACGCGACTGTCTACCGTCCCGGCCCGAACAGGCTCTGACTCCCCCCATCCGCTTCACCCCATCAAGGCATCTGCACCCGCAGGTGCCTTTTTGCATCCCTAGAGGAGAAACAAAATGGTTGCACCAGCAAGGACTCCTCTTGGGGCGTCCACTCTTGTCCGCAAGTGGTACCTCGACGTCAACTCGGGCACCATCGCCTCTCCGGTGTGGATTCCGGTGTCAGCAATGCTCGACTTCACCCCGAACCTGACTCCTGTTCTGCAGGACGATTCGGACTTCGACTCGGGCGGCTACAAGTCCTCGACCGTCACCGCGCTTTCGTGGGACGCCCAAGGCACTGTGTCGCGCAAGATCGTCCCGTCCGCCCCGACCACGTATGACCCCGGTCAGGAGCTGCTCCGCACGATCTCGCTGCTTCAGGGTGCCGCGAACAGCCTCCAGGTGCGGTTCTACGAGGTCACGGCTGCCGGTCCGACCACGGAGGCGTGGCAGGGGAGCGCCGCGGTGTCGTGGTCGCCGAAGGGTGGCGCGATGGATGCGCTTGACGAGGTGGCGTTCACGCTGACCGGTCAGGGTGCCCGTGTTGCGATCACTCACCCGAACGCTGCGACGTCGGCACCGAGCATCGCCTCGATCAGCCCGACCACGGCTGGTATCGCGGGTGGCGCTCAGATCCAGATCCACGGTTCGTACTTCACGGGTGCGACTGCGGTCAAGATCGACGCTGCGTCGGTTGCGACGGCGAACTGGACCCTGATCAACGACGGTCTGATCGTCTTCACGGTCACCTCGACCACCGCGGGTCCTCACAACATCACCGTTGTGACTCCGGCTGGTACGTCGAACGCCGCGGTTCTCACCACCTCCTGATGAAGCGACTCCCGGCCCGGTGTTCATGGCTGAGCCGGGTCGGGAGTCCTCAGCCATGTCGGCCATGGAAGTGAGTGAACCTGATGGTTCTGCAAGATCTTGATGAACTGATCGACCCAGTGTTGCGTCTCCCGATTCACGGGAAGACGTATGAGGTTCGGTCGCCGTCCGCTGAACTTGGCATCAAACTGGAGCGCTTGTTCCAGTCCGCGATCGCCCAGTCCGCGGGCGTGTCCGCCTCCGACATTTCTGACATCAAGTTGTCGGATGACGAGGAGCGCAACCTCTACAAGCAACTCCTCGGCCCCGTGTGGGACGAGATGGTTGTTGACGACCTGCCCTGGGTCTATGTGAAGCATGTGGGCGTGACGGCGCTCCTGTGGGTCGCTGGCGGTCTGGATGCGGCTGAGGCGTACTGGTCGACTGCGCCGGGGGAAGCCAAGCGGCCGGAGCCACAGGACCACAAGGCGCCGGCCAACAAGAAGACGACCCGGACCCGTTCAACGTCGTCGGCCCAGCGGGTCAACGTCGCTGGATCGGACGCCCCGAAGGATTCCGAGAGTCCAGTAACGACCTGACGATCCCGGCGTTGATGCGGAAGCACTGGCGTTTGATCGAGGCGGACCTCCAAGAGGTCTATGGCCTCGATGTGGAGTCACCGATCATGCGGCGCCGCACATGGCGCTGGTTGCGGATTCGGATCCTGGCGCTGATGGACCGTCCGCCGACCTTCATTGAGGTCTCCAGCAAAGACGGCAAACGCCTAGTGGTCGTGCCGTCGACCCGTCTGGGCTATGCGCTCGATCCCCCGACGTTCGATTCCGAGTAGGAGGCATTGTGGCGCTCAACATCGGCACCCTTGTCACCTATTTGTCGATCGACGACTCCGCGTTCACCCGGAAGGCCGATCAGGCCGACCGCAAGTTGCAAGCGATGAAACTGCACCTGGATGCGATCGACAAGTCGAACCCGAAGGTGCATCTCGAGGTCACCGAGTCGCTGGCGAAGATCAAGGCGTTGCAGGACCGGTTGGCAGAGTTGCGTGCCAAGCCTGCGACGGCTGAGGTCAAGGTTGAGATGGCTCAGGCCCTCATCGACCTCGACCGGATCCAGATGAAGGTGCGCGAGCTTCATGGCAAGACGATCCGCATCGACGTGGACGACTCCAAGGTCAAGACGGCCACCGGCAACGTCAACCTTCTAGGCACCGCGATCACGGCTCTCGGCCCGACTCTGATTCCGATCACGCGGGCTGTTGCTGGCTTCACGTTCTCCCTGCTCGGTCCCATCACTGCGGCCACGGCCGGTATCGGCCTGTACGCGGCTGCCGCGAAGTCGGCGGCGTCCTCGACGATGGCGACCGCAACCCAGTTGAAGGCGCTGCAGACGCAGGCCCAGAAGGCGACCACGGCCAAGGGGCGTCAGTCGGCGTTGGATCAGTACGCGAAGTTGTACGCGACCTTGAACCCGGCGCAACTGCAGTTCATCGCCAACGAGCAGAAGATGTCTGGCGCGTGGGGGAAGTTGACTCACTCCGACATCGTGCTCGGCCCGTTGTCGCAAGGCATGAAGGCGCTGACTGCGTTGATGCCGAAACTGGCGCCGCTGCTGACGGTTGTCTCGAAAGACCTTCAGATGATGATGGTGTCGCTGACCCGCGGCGTTCAGTCCAAGGGCTTCGACACGTTCATCAAGGGCTTCACGACGCTCGCGGGCAGTTCGATCCGTGTCGGTTTCGATGCGCTCGGGAACTTCATCAAGGGCTTCGTCGGCCTCATGGGCGCCTTCTCGGGTCAGGGCGTGTCGTTCCTCGGCACGATCGACAACATCTCCAAGAAGTTCGCCG